ATTGGTATGTTCGGCTTGTGGGTGTAGTTGAATAGGTCAGCGAACCGCTGCAAAGGGTCCGTTTCCACGTTTTTGATGATGGCAGTTTCGTGGTTTCCATAGCCTATAAAAATAATTGTATCCGCGTAGTCCCCGAACCAGTCCACGGCGGTTTCTATAACCGCGTCCAGGTAATTTACTTTATTATGTTCGGGTCGAATATCCTTTTTACTGCGCCTGGGGTCGTACTTCCCCTGCATCAAACAAAAAAAGTCGCCGTTGATGGCGACCTTTGCGCCTTCCTCTTTGGCTAGGTCTAGGTGTTTCTTTAGCGCCCTGCGGTCGCAGTGTGGGTTATCCCAATGCAGGTCCGACAAAAGGTAAAGCTTGATTTTGCGGCCGCCGACCTCTAGGGTATGGCTGTTTCGGTGGTGGGTAGTTATCATTTCTTTAGGATTACCGCCAGTAAAGCTAATCCTAAAATTGTAATTACCACCATTGCAGCCTTTTCCGTTTTTTTGTCAGCCTGCCGGTTTACTTTCGTTATGGTTTTGTCAGTGTAAACCTTTACCGTATCTCCTTTGCACGTTCCTTTAACGTATAAACGTTCCCCCGGTAATCTTATCACTTCAACCTGCACGCGGTCGTTAACCAGCGTTACGCTATCGCGCAGGGTGATGGTGTCGTGTACCGTCTGCGTTTCGCGCACGGTAATCGTTTCAACGACTTTAGGGCTGCAAGCGGCTATAAGTAACGCGCTTGCCCACGTTACGGGCGCGGAGTATTTCACGTTTAAGGTCTTTGGGGTTGTAGCTAACGTGCACCCACTGGGGGTTAGCGTCGCCGCCAAACTCCCAAATAAGCTGCGTGAACATGGCGTGCGTTTTCAGCCAGTCGTATATTTTTCTATGGTTCCCGTCCGGACTTTGCAGGTCGGCCGCGTAACCGTAAAGGTGGTCGCTGTTCCGGGCGCCATGCACCAAGGTATTAACGTCTTTGCTGCGGTACCCGCTGGTTACGTTGACGGGTCCCACCGCGTCGCGCAGGGGTTGCAATACCTTTTCGCAAAGGGTTTGAAGGTTCTGCACCTGCGTAGCGTTTGGCGTGTTGTCCAGGTTGAACCTGGTCTTCGTTAACTCCTCTAGCGTAAAGTTGGCGGTCAGTCTTTGGCCCATAATAAACCGATTATTGCCGGCAAAAATACACCAGCTTCGGTTAAAGTCGCCTTACCGAACCACACTAGAATAAAAGCCAGCATAAACAGTATGCCGGCCAGTACACTAGTTTTTGGGTTCTGCAGAATTCTTTTTAACATCTTTGCGCCACTGGTAAACGGTGTAGCCTATGGTAAGGCAAAAGGAAAGCACGCCTACTATCGGCATAATCTGCGCAGCTAGCGCGCTAATACCGTTCAGTACCCAGGCTCCGGCTATGTGGTCGTTGCTCATTACTCCCAGGTCATGCCGGCAAACTGGTGCGCTTCGCTGCCAGGTGCCACGTTAACTGCGTAGCTAGCGAACCCGGTTACGGGTGCGTCAGCCCATAAAATGTCGATAGCCTCTTTCGTGCTTTGGTCCGTACAGACGGGCTTACCTTCTTCGTCGGTGCCCCAGGCTTTGCACAGTTTGCCAAGCTCCACCACGGCCACCACTTTGGCGGGGTCCCATGTTGCGTAGGTTTCCCCTTCCGGGTCGGTTCCGGTGGTTTCAATCTTTGCGCGCAGTTCCGCCCACTTGGCGGCACTCATTTCGTACTTTTTCCAGGTCATAGCGTGGTCAATTCTGCCAGTTGGGCGTTGGTTAAACTGGTCGTAAATAGTAGGGCTTGACTGTATTTTAGCGCTTGGGCATCTGAATAAGCAGATAAAGAAAGCTGGCTACACGCTGGAATCGTACCGCTTGTGTCGGTTCCTACTTGCACACCATTAACGTAAGCGACAAAATCATTTGCCTTGTAAGCAAATGCTACTTTAAAGCGACCAGTTGCTGTCGTATTTTGTGCGATACTTACTTGAAGACCGCTATTCACTACTTCAAAATTTATGCGGGTAGCCTCAAAAGAAAAACCAATATAAGTTGAAGCGCTACCCAAGTTTGGGGCAATAGCAAAATAGGCATAATTCACCCGAGCGTCAAGTTGAACGTCCGCAAACAAAGTACCTTCAGTCTGCCCGATAAGCGAGCTAATGCCCGTTTTTACCGCAGCATCCGCCAAACGCGTTACCTGCGTGGTGGTGGGAATATACGAGGTTGCGTAGGCTCCTGCTTCAAGTTGCGTTCCCCAAACAAATACACCGCTTGTGCCATCGCCTAAATAGTTAGTGCCAGCACTTGAGGTCGGGCTTGGCGACAAACTAAAAATTACAGTTGCGCCCGCTCCATCAAAACGCACAACGCACCTATACCAGCCGTTCCCTACCGCTTCAATGCTTGAATTGCTACCACTTACGACCGCTCCAGTATTCAAATTGAATACCGAAAGAAAACGGCTACTAAATTGGTCGTGCGCCACAATAAAGTCATACTCCGCCTTTTTAGCGTAAAACGTCAAAGTATGATTGCCAGTTAAAACACCATTAAAATTGTAAATGGCGTGAAAAGTATTTGCCGCAGTTGCTATTAACTTATCCGCATTTGTCGTGCCATCGGGCGAGGTTGTGGCGTTTGCCGTTACGAGCGTGGATTGTTTAGTCCATCCAGCCGTATTATCTAACTGCTCGGAAAAGGTAGATAAGTTCGTCCGCTGCGGCTCCAGCAAAAGCTTCGGGCAAGTGCTGTTCGTGTAGTCCAAACGCGGTACATTGCTGGCAACGGTTTCAATGAGTCCGCTGGCGTTTACGCGGGTAGCGGTGCTGGCGCGGGTAAAGGTTAGCTGCCCGTCGGTAGTGAGGGGCTTTTGGGCGTAGATTTTCCCGCTTTTGTAGCCGCTGGGGACTACAACTAGGCTAGCAAGGTCGTAGAAAGGTGTACTCATAGCAGGTTCGCGATTGCGTTTGTGGTGCATACTTCGGCCTCAATAGTTCCGCTATCGGCCAGTACGTAGGCCTCGTAAGCGTCCCAAATTGGGGCGGCGTAGTTTCCACCAGTAAAGATAGTTATAAATTGTGCGGCATTCATAAGGTGCAGGTGTTAAGCTCCACTACGCCACCGTCGCCGTAGACGTAGGCATAATAAGCTAGGTTCGGGGGGAAATAGTTTGTTTGCTGCATTACGCTTCTAGTTCAAAGGTCGGACGTTTGACCAGCAAATTGTTAGGTACCAGTTCGTAGCTGAAAAACTGCACGTAGGTAGCCCGGCAGCTGTCCCAGGTGTAGGTTAGCGAAATGGGTATGTAATAGCTCAAGCCCCAGTACCCAAAGTGCGTAAAGCGTGCCGTGCCGTGCATATCAATTTCGTAATACTCTTGCGGCTGGCCGCGCTGCATATTTAGGCGCTGGGCGGTAATCTGCAAAAGGGCGTTAAACGTGCTTACGCTTGTGCCGCCGTCAAAGCGGTACTCAATCCAGTCGTCAATGTTATTACCAGCCGGGTAAAGCAGTGCCTGGGTGCTTGGCGTGCCCGACGTAATATCGCCCAAACGTGTGCGCAGCTCAACCTTTTCGCCCATAATCCGCGCGCTGTTGTCTGCGCGGTACGTGGTTTGGTTTTGCCCGGTACCGTCTAGGCGTATATCGTACTTCATAGTAGGCGTAGTAAGGCTTAAGCTATCGCCGTCGGTTTGAACTACCTCTAAATAAATCCATACTTGGTCGCGTCCCAAAGCGGGCGTAGCAGGTAGGTGGTAGTTATTTAGGTTGCGTTCCACGTTAATAACCCCTGGCAATCCGCCTGCGGTAATGCTCCCGCTTTCTTGAAAGGCCATGTAAAGGTTAGTCCCCCAAGTGCTGCTATCGGTGCTTTGCGTGCCGTACACCAGCCATAGACGAAATTCTATTGTATAATGGCTGTTATAGGTCCCGTCGTAACTGGCACGGGTGCGCATTGTGGTGTTAAAAAAGTCGAAATGCGTAGTACCGTCGCCGACGTAACTGCCCAAGGGTATGCCCTGCGCGGTCGTATATACCGGGTTCGAGCTGGTGCCCGTAATTACCGTGTGCTGTACCAGGCGCAGGGTGTCCTGGTATGCAAACTGCGTGCTGCCAAACTCGTGGACTATATCGAACTGCTTAATGGCGGGTAGGTACATTTTGGTACCTCCAGCCTGCACGGGTAGCGTTTGGACGCTCGTAAATGCCCGACGCACTAGAAAGGTCCCGGCCATTGTGTAAAAGCTAAACGTCGCGTCGTTAACGCGTGTTAGGTCTTGAAATACAATATGCCCTTTGTCTTGGTACATACGCAGCCCGAAGCAGGTGCAAATGTCGTTTATTACCTCGCGGTAGGTCCGGTAGTTTTTGTTTTCGTCGTAATAAAATAGCGCGTGCTGCGAAAGGGTGTTGTACAGTCCGTCGTACTGGAAAGGAAAAGTTTCCAAGCCCTGCCGCGTGGTATCGCTTACCGCTATGCCGTCAAATAAACGCTGCAAGTTTAGGCGCGTGAATATGTCGCCTATTTGAACTATAAGCCTTTTGTTCCCGGTAAACGTATACATGGAACTTGGTAGGTCCAGCTTATAGAAGCCGTCTACCGCTATAATGGTCATAAAGCGCGTGCCGTTGATTACCTCAATGCTGCACGCTGGCGGGGTAATTACTCCAGCCCACTCCTTGCTTAAGCCCTTCCAAAGCTCCATATAGAAGATACCTTCCGCGTCCTTGGCCACTTGCTCAAGTGCCGTACTAAAGGGAGTCGTTCCGAACTCGGCTTGTATCTGCATCCGGCTAGGAACTATGCCGGGCACGTATGCGTCCTGCGCGTCGTAGGTTACCGACCAGTTAGCCGTATTGAACTCAAACGGGTTATAACTAATTTGGTCCGTATCGGCAAAAATCTTAATCGTGTAGCCCTTGGAGTCCGACCACGCAAAACGCTGCTTTGCCATTAGTTAGTACCTCTTAAAAACGTGTTCGTTCGGTTGCCGGACAGCTGAATATCTGCGCCACTCAATTTGCCCACGATCTGAATTATACCACCGTCGCCAAATAAATTACCCAGCCCGCTGCCTTGGCTGATTGCGCCAAAGGCCTTACCGAAGCCAGTTCCAGTAACTGCGCTGAAGATTGCGGTAAGTGCTGCCGTGGCCGCTAGTGCAGCAGTCATTTGCGCTACGTAATCTAGGATAGCCTTTTTCAGTACCTTAAAAAAGTCTTCGCCGTTGACCAGCGCCGCGCTAAAGGACTGCGTAAGGATGCTGCCGAATTGCTGGCCTATCATGGTGGCGGCCTGCAGCTGCGAGCTGTAGTCTTTTACGCCTTGAATTAATGGCACTAGCTCGCCTTCGACCTCGCTTATTTCGTCTATGCTGATAGCCTGGAATTGACCAAGCACCTCGCCGCGTGCGACAAAATTAAAATCTTCCTGCGCAAATTGCTGCGCCAAAGACAGCATACCGGACAGCGTGTCGCGGTACTTTTCCGCTGCGCTCGTAGCCTTTTGGGTTTTGGTCGTCGCCTCGTCCATAGCCGTGCCAAGGCCTGCCCCAAGTTTGGGAGCTGCTAGCGTTACGTCTTCGATGCTTTCCTTTGCGGCCTTTAGCCCGTTTAGGTAAATGCGGGTTTCTGCGCCTGCGGCTCCCTGGGCATAGCTAGCCAGGTAGGCAAGCTTTTGCCATAGGCTTAAATGACCCGACAATAGGTTTCCTACGGCCTTTAAGCCTTCGGCCAGGAATGAAAGGAAACCACTGTAAACCGGGAGCAGGGCCGTGCCAATCTGCAGCTTTAGGTCTTCAATGGTCGCCTTTTGGCGGTCGAGCTGGTCGGCTACGCTGGCCACGCCTGGGCCTATCTGCGTAATGGTCGCCTGCATGGCTGCGTTAAACGCTTCGGCATAAGGTACTCCAGCTTCCAGCTGTTCCTTCATGGCCTTTACGTTAATGCCTACCTGCTCCAGTCCTTTGGTGCTTTCCTTGGCAAACGCGGTTTGCAGTTTGTCTGCGATTTCCTCGAAGCTTTTGCCCGTGGCGTCGCTAATCGCGTTTGCGTACTCCAGCTGCTTGCTCAAAGCCTCAATGCCTACGCCCTGGCCTACGGCCGTAACGGCGCGCTCCATAAGCTGCAGCTTGCTTATTTCGCCGTCCGTGGCTTGCTGTAGCTTGGCTAGGTCTGCGCTGGTGCCGATATTGGCAAACGCCACCTGGACGTTTTGGGCTTCGGCGGCCAAGTTAATGGCCTGCATGGTAAAGTCCTTAATGGCTGCACCAGCAAACGAAGCCCCGACCAGGGCGCCCAAGTTCGTTAATAGCTTGCTCGTTTCCTTTAGCTTGGCATCCACTTGCTGAATGCCCTGCCGGAACTCGTTAGCGTCTAGGCCTAAAAGTACCTTACTGGTTACGTCCATAGCTATTTAATAACGCCCGCAGGCTGCTTACTTTTTGTTCATCTTCAAATTTAAGTAGGTCAGTTTCCTTCACTACTTTTTTAATGCTTTTCCCGCTTATGTTCACTAGCACAGCTGCTAGCCAGCGTGTACGTTTCCAGTCGTCTTTTTCAGCCTCTACCGCGTGGTGCAGTACAGCGTTAAGCTGTGCATGCGTGAGGGTTTTGGCTTCGCTAGGCGCTAGGCCTAAACGCCCTACCAGCTGACCCAGTACGTCTACTGGGCCGCCGGCGGGGAAAAAGGGCCGTTAAGCCGCTGGGTAAGTTCGGAAATATCCCAAGTCCCTGCCATAGCCTTAAACTCGTCGAAGCTGGGGCGTCCGTTCACGTCCCAAAACTCCTGCGCGTAAAGCATGGCTAGCATATCTGCCAGGCCAAGATTTCCCAGTTCGGTAACGGTCTTTCCCGATACTTCCTCAAACAAAAGCGCTGCCCCCAGCGTAAACTTTTTCCCTTCCATTGCTTTGTTTATTAGTTGGTTCCTACAGTCCAGGCACCCGTGCCGTTCAAGCTGAACGAAACAGTACCGTTGTCTTTATCCGGAGCTGAAACCGATACCTGCGTAAGGATTGCGTCGCCTTCGATTTTGGTTTCTCCGGCCACTGGCGTAGTCGTTCCGGCAGTTACCTGCGTAATGCGAAGCTTAACCAGGTCGCCCACTTTGGCGTAAAGCTCGTCTGCGTTCCACAAAGACGCGTTGTCGTCGTCAAGATTCGTGCTGCCCGTAATGCTCCAGGTCTTGGCGCTGGTTACGTAGGTGCGAAATACCGCTGCGTCTTTGCTCGTCGTTTCGCGCGTTTCCGCGTTCATTTCAAAGCTGCACTCCGTTTCCGAAGCAAAGGCCTTGTAGGTGGTACCACCGTCGGCCGAAAGGAATAGGCGAACTTCTCCGCCGCTTAATGTTGCCATTTTAGTAATTGATTAAAAAAGTGAAATCTGCCGCTAGTATAACGGTTTCGTCGTCTTCGTTGTAGAAAAATTGCGCCCCGGTCATGTAGGCCAGGGTAAAAGTGGTTTGGGCTGCTACGCCCATTTGCTCGGCCGCGCAGTCCTCGCCTTCAAGCGTGCCAAGGTCGCTCATTACGTACTGCTCGTACAGCGGCATTACGCGTGGGTAGTGCTGCAGGTTGTGGCGTATTTGGCTTAACTGTGCCTGGGCTGTGTCTGCGCTAGCGAAATGCATAAAAAGCGTAGCGCTCACGCGCTCGGCTTTGTACTCGTCTTTGGTTTCGCTTACCTCAATTCCGCCTAACTGTATTACGATAAAATCTTCAGCTACGCCCTGCGGGGCTGCATACGAGTAAACCGGCACGATCGTGCTGGCGTTTACCGCGTCATATATGTACTGTAGATAATTCACCGCAGGTGTGCTTTAATACGCTTTTGTAC